TCAATACCTGAGCTTGGCCACCGCCCCGTCGTCACCCTCGGGCGTCAGGTGAGCATAGTACTTCTCGGTGGTCGCGTAGTCCGCGTGCCCGGCGAGCAGTTGTACGCGGCGTAGGGGAACGCCGGCCATTACCATGTGGGCGCAGAAGGTATGCCGTAGCCGGTGAAGGCTGCCGCCGATCCCCGCCCGCTTTGCATCTGAGGCGAACCAGTCGGACACCGTGTCCTTGTGCACTGCGACCAGCGGATCGGGCAGGCGGCGAAGCGCCCAGCGCGCATACCGGTTCAGCGGCACCTCGCGCCACTTGCCGGACTTCGTGCGTCCCTGGCCATCCTCGTCCGGATCGCTCTCGACTTTGAGCCGGCGCCCCGTGACCGATTCCTTGCCCAGGCCGACCAGCTCGCCGCGGCGCAGCCCCGTGTGCGCCATGAACAGCCACAGCGCGGCGCGCTCAGGGTTGGCCCGGTAGAGCCTGCGCATCGCCGCCCGGTCGTAGAACCGCACCGCAACGCTGCGAACCCCGCGCGGTGCCTGAATCTCTTCCAGCGGGTTGAAGTCCAGCTCCTTCCACTTCACCCCGCGGCGGAATGCCGCCTGTAGCCGCCGAACTTCCTTGCCCACCGTCTCAGGTGCAACCCGGTCCTTGGTGAGCCGGTCCGACTTGTAGGACTCCATCTCCATGGGCCGCAGCGTGTCGATAGGCCGGTGCCCGAATCGGGCAATGAACAGGCGGACCTCGCTCTTTGCCTTGCCGTGCGTGGTCGGGTGCTCGGCCTTGTACCAGTCCAGGTACGCCTCCAGGAAATCCCGGACGCTGGGGAGCCGGGGCAGGATGCGCACCCCGTGCGTCAGTTCTGCTTCTTTCGCCGCTCGTATGCCCTCAGCTTCTCGTGGGCCGACGCGACCAATGGCGACGCGGCTTCGCTTGCCGCCCTCGCGCCAGTTGAGGTACGCGGCGCCGTCCCGCCAGAAGATTGTGACCTTGACCATTGTCGGGAACCGTAGATTGCAGAGTAGAGGGCGGCTTTCTCGTAGAGTTTCTTGCCCATGAAATTGCGCGGCTCGATCCCGTATTCCGCGATGTTTGAGTCGAACTGGCTCCTGGACACCCCGCAGTAGTGCGCGGCCTCGTCCACCGTGAGCCAGTCCTTTCCGACGATGTCCAGCTTTTCAGCGGCTCCCATAGCGGGTCTCCTGTCAGTTCGTAGGCGCGGCAGCCAGAAGCTGCTCGATCGCCTGGTGCGCGGTATCGCGCAGGCGCTGGTTCTCGGCCGACAGCTCGATGATCCGGTCGGCCGCGATCGACAGCTGCTCGCGCAGCACGTCCTTGGCCGGCTGCTTCATGCGGCGCGGTTCACGGGGGAAGAGCTGATCGGACACGGTTCAAACTCCAATGGCGGTTGTGGCAGCGCTGCAGCTGCTGCAGGCGAGATCCACAGCGATTCGATGCGGGGCTGGTTGGACTGGGCGCGCGCGTGGACGTCGACCCGGCGCCAGCCGGCGAGGGCTTCGTCATAGAGCGGGTGCCGGTACCCACTGAGCAGCACCATGCCGCGGACCTGCAGCAGCTGGTCCAGCAAGGCGATGTGTTCGGCGTCCTCGAGCTCGTGCGCGTAGACCTTGCGGTGGTCGCCGGCGCGCGTTTTCAGCACGTAGGGTGGGTCGACGTAGAACAGGGTGGCTGGTGAATCGAACTGGGCGATCACGTCTGTGGCGGGCTGCTCGTCGATCAGCACGTCCCGCAGCCGGTCGACATACGCCGGGATGTGCTGTGGCCAGCCGCGCCACATCGCCGTCGGGGTTCCATGGGTCGGGCCAGCGCGCCACCCGTTGCGGGCCAGCCGCTTCTTGGCACCGATTGATTGCGCGGTGCGGATCACCATCCGCCGCGCGGCCTCCACCGGGTCCTCGCTATCCTGCCAGGCCAGCACGAACTCGGCGCGCGAGTACGGTGTTTTTTCCAGCGATCGACGCAGCTGCTCGGCAAGTGCCGGGTTCTGCAGCACGCGGAAGAAGCCGACAACGTGGCTGTCCAGGTCGTTGTAGACCTCAATCGCGGATGGCCGCTTTCGCAGCAGCACCGACATGGCACCGCCGAACGGCTCGACGTAGCAGTGGTGGTGCGGCAGGTGACTGATGATCCAGTCAGCCAGCCTCCACTTGCCGCCGCTGTACCGGAGTGCGGGGCGGGTGATCATGCGGCACCGCCGGCATGGGCCATGATCTTCTGGGCCTCGGCCATATCGCCGCGAGCCAGCGCCTGCAGGGCGAGCCCGCGCGCTTCCCACGTGCGCACCGTCGCCGGCCGAGCGCGCGCAATGTCGACGCCGGACAGGCTGGCCAGCTCGCGGCCGGTGATGCGATGGTCCTGCATCGCCTCAGCCATGGGACACCTGCCTCACTGCCCGGCGCCAGCACCAGCGCACGGCGCGCCATGCAGCGGCGAGCAGCCACAGGACGCCCAGGCCGAAGACGACGATCAGCGCGAACACCAGGTATTTCGTCAGCCAGAGCAGCGCGAGCTCAGCCATGTGCGTCCTCCAGTTCCATTGCGGCCAGGTCGATCTCGTCCACCTGATCGCGCAGGCGGTGGCAGGCAGCGCGCAGCGCGATCGCCATATCCCGGCGGGTGTCGTGGCGGTAGAAGTTCAGGCCAACGAAGTGCAGTGCACCGGCGTGGTCTCGGCGGAACAGGCGATACACGACGATGCCGGACGGGCCCATGGGGAACCTGCCCCAGGAGAAGCCGGTGTTCTTCGTCGGCGAGCGGCGGACAACCTGGCAGCGGCTCATGGCTTGCCTGCCTTCGCGGCCTTGCGCTGCTCCGCGCCACCCTCGACGACCTGCCGGCGGCTGATGCCGGCCTTGTCGATTCCGGTGATGCCCAGGACCTCGATCTTCCCGCCAGCCTTGCGGAAGCGCTCCAGGTCGGCGGCGATCGTGCGCGACTCGGTTTCCTTCTGCTGCCGGGTCGGTGTGTCGAACAGCGGCTTTACGTGGATGCTGGTCATGCTGCGATCCTCAGCGGCGGGCGGCTCACCGGCCCATGCCACAGGTTGAAAGTGTTGTTGATCCGGATCAGAGCCGGGTCGCGCTTGATCGTCGGCAGCGGCGTGCGCAGGCGGCGGGCGTCGTTGGTGCACATGAAGCAGGTCGGTTCCTTGCCGCGCTTACCCGCGTTGGGGAAGGACTCCAGCGGCAGGCAGCGGCAGCAGCCGGTGCAGGTCTTGCGGCTCACGACTTCACCAGCCGGGACTGCTGCAGCGTCGACCAGGTCAGCGGGTAGGGGCCGCGCTTGATCCGCCTGGCCGCGCCGTGCAGGGACAGGCCCAGCTGCGTGGCCACCTGCATGGTGGTGTAGCTCTTGCCGTCGATGACGTGGGCGAACAGGGCCGCACGTGCCAGGCCGGCGCGGCGGGTGGACTTGGCGTGGCAGGGGTAGAGCCGAACGTCCATCAGGCGGCCTCCGCTACCGGACCGCGCAGGTCGCGCTCGAAGCCGTCGACCATGCCGCGGAACTGCTCCAGGTCCGCCGTCATCTTCTCGATGAAGGCATCGTCGCGGTCGAACTTGCGCCACCACAGCTGCCTGCCGACGGACTCCAGCGCCGGGCAGTAGAGGCCGATGTGCCACCACTTCCTGCCGGTGATCCACATGCAGCCCTGCGCCTGCTCGAACACCTCGCTCGCATCGTTGTCGATGTGGAAGGTGCGCAACTTCTCCGGGTTGATGAAGCACTTATATTCAGAGCCGCCATCGGTACTGATCAGGCCGTCTGCCGAGCAGCCGTAATGCTCGTCGTCCGTGAGGACAAACCCGGCGCGCTGCACGATCAGGCCTGACTGCAGCTCATGCTCGGCACGCGCTGCCGGTTCCAGCTCGTGCCCGCGGCGCATGGCGAACGTCTCGAACCCCTCGTCGAGCGGGTCGCCGCTGATCCGCTCGATCGCCAGGCGGAAGGCGTAGTTCTTGGCAGCCTCGCTGAAATCGCCCACCGGCTCGCCGGCGATGGCTTTCTCGATGATGGCCGAGCGCGGCACGGCCTTGTAGCCCGCACGCTCGGCCGCGATCTTCTCCGATAGGCCGGACAGCACGGCCGCCACGAACGTGCGCTGTTGGTCGGTCAGCTCGCCCACGCGCGAGCGCGCGGTGGCGAACATGCTGGCGGTGATGACACCCGCGCGTGCGCGGTGCCAGTCCGCGCTGCCCTGGTCACAGGTGAGCAGGATCACAGCGGCACCTCTTCATCGGCGGCGTCCTGCTCTGCGTCAGCGTCGACCGCGTCGGCACGCTCGGCAACCGCTTTCAAGGCTTCGTGCCCGGACGTGCCGATCATCTGCCGCTGTTCCTTGGTCAGCCGACCCCACACGCCCTGGTACTCGGCCATGCCCGTTTCTGCGAACTCCTGCAGGTGGGCGTACAGCACGCGCCGCTCTTCGGTGTCTTCCGGCTCGGCCGGCGCCTGCCGGGTAATGACGCCCGCTGGCGGTCGGCGGTCGCCACGCGCGCTCTCGCCTTCGATGATCTCCTTGCCTTCCATTTCCTCGGCAGTCGGCTGGGAGCCCACCGCCTCGGGGAACGCCTTGCGCAGTGCCTGGGCCTCGGCGCATTTCGCCAGCTGGCCGCGCGCGCGCTTCGACCACATCGCATTGGGCGACTGGTCCTGATCCTTGCCGCCCTTGATGGCGTAGTTCTCGATCCAGTATTCGATCGCGGTGTACTCGGCGATGTGGCCGCTGCGCAGCTGGCGGTAGACCGTGACCTCGCACCATTCGGGGAAGGTCACATCCCGGTTGCCAATCTGCTCGGTGACCATCGGCCCGAAAACCGGCTTGGACATGCCGGCAAACTCGCCGGTACGGGCAGCATCCGTCCGGTACAGGCCGATGCCGGGCATGACGACGTCGCGGGTCGTGCGCGCCTTGGCGTCCCACATGGGCACGATGTGGACCGGCTTCTTCATGGGATCGAGGCCGGCCGCCTTGCAGTAGGCGAGAACCAGGTCCACCGACGCATCGCTGGCGCCGGGATACAGGCTGGTCTTCAGTGCAGTCCGGATGGCGTAGGCCTGTTCTTCGGTGATCAGTTCGCCGGCAGCGGCGCGGGTGGTCATCTGGTTCATGGGGACCTCAGTAGCGGATGGCCACGGCCGGGACCTTGCCCTGCGCGATGGCGGTGATGACGGTGGCGGCGGCCTTGTCGTCAAGGCCCAGGGTGATCAGGGCGGCGACCGCGGCACGGTTGATTGTCCGGCGATGCTCAACGTCGGCAGCGCGGCGCTCGTCCTCCCGGCGCTGCGCGTCGGCCTGCTGCTGGCGCTCGCGCTCAATGCGCTCGGCCTCTTCTTTCGCGCGTTGCTCGGCGGCAGCGACTGCCTCGGCCTTCTCGCGCTCGGCACGCTCTGCGGCATCTTTGGCGCGCTGCTCGGACTCAGCAGCCTCGCGGGCAGCACGCTCGGTTCCCTCGCGGGCTTCGCGTTCGGCGCGCTCCACGGCCTCGGCCGCTTCGCGCTTCGCCTTCTCGGCAGCCTCAGCCTGCAGGCGTGCCTCACGCTCGGCACGCTCACGTTCCGCAGCCTCGTCGGCGATGCGCTTCTGTTCCGCCGCTTCCGCGGCACGCACAGCGTCCTCGCGGGCGCGAATCTGTTCTTCCCGGCGGGCGATCTCGGCCAGGCGCGCCGCTTCGGCCTCAGCCTTGGCGCGCTCTTCGGCTTCGATGCGCTCACGCTCGATGCGCTCCTGCTCGGCTTCCCAGTCGGTCAGCGGCTGGCGCACTTCATCGCGCAGCGCATCCAGCGTGTCTCGGGCCTTCTTGCGCGCCGCATCGATATCGCCGGTTTGCTTCTTCAAGTCGGCGACCAGCGCCTTGCCGGCCGCATCGATAGCGGTCTTCGACTGCGACACCTTGTAGGCGATCGATGCGATCTCCTTGCGGCCCGCCACAGTCTTGAGGTTGGGCACCAGGCTGGTGGCTTCCTCGCGGATGCGGTGCAGCAGGTCGTCCAGCTTGCCGCCCGTGAACACCTCCAGGGCGTTGACGGTTTCCAGTGGGATCAGTGCGTCAGACACGGGCAGTTCCTTTGTCATGAGGGTTGGTTGGACAGGTGCCGGCATTGGGGAACCCGGCCGGCGCGGGTGGGGCTGCCCGTGGCGAGCGGGCAGCGAGGGATTACGCGGCGGCGGTCAGGTCTTCCTGCACGGGCTTGTCGCCCTTGCCTTGGTTCAGCGGTGACACCAAGGTCAGCTGGACGTCGTTCTTGATCAGCTCGCACAGCGCGCCGGCTTCGGACTTCGTCGGGTGGAACACCGCGCTGAACGTCATCTGCAGGCTTCCGCCTTCGAGCGGTTCGAAGGAAATCTTCTTCAGCGTCACGTCGCTGATCACCAGCGGCTCGGTGAGGCCCAGGCCGCCGCCGATCACCAGCTCATAGCCCGGGTACTCTTCGTCCCACGGGATCGCGCCCAGCTTCGGGAACTTGACCGCCGTCAGGCCGTCGCCGCCCTCGATCAGGTCCTGCTGCTCGCCCTGCGCGGCCTTGCGGTACAGCGACTGGCGCAGGCCCTTCTGGAAGTAGTCCAGCACGCCGTTGCCCACGCACACGACCAGTTTCAGGTCGCCGGCCAGCTTGTTTTCGTCGCCATGCCGCTCGGCGCGAGGGTTGAAGTTGGCGACCTTGGCGGTCGCGTCGTTGAGTTCGAACATCGGTGGTGCCTCTCGTTGAGCCGGTCGCACCGGCGGGGAAATCAGGACCAGGCAGCCGGCCAGCACATCGCGCACGCGAGCGCGGCGGTGATGCCGTAGCAGGCAACGCAGGCGGCGAAGTCGGACCAGCTGCGGCAGCCGGTGGCGGTCAGGAAGTCATCCATCGCTCTGTTCCCCCGCGCAGATGCCGTTGATGGCCTCGTGGTTGCTGATCTCGATATCCGCGTTTCCCAGCAACACGTCGTCCATGCGGTGCTCGGTGACGGCGAGGCCGTGCGTGGTCGGCGGCCGAATGGGCGGCAGGCCGAGCTGCATCGCCTTGATGAAGTCGGCATCGTTCATTGCCAGATGCCCGTAGCAACGGCCGCGAGCCACAGCAGGGCCATGACGCAGAGGCCGCAGCCGAGGATCGCCGCGAACTCCTTGGCGGCCTCGATGACGGCCTTCATGCGGCCACCTGCTGCTGAGCCATCAACAGCAGCTCGTCGTCCACCGCGGCAGCCTCAACCGCAGCCAGCGCGTACAGCTGGGCCAGCAGCGGCGAGTCGATGAGGTTCGAAGGGGGCGTGTGGTGCAGCTGGTGCAGCGCCAGGGTGACGTCGCTGTAGTGCTCACCGTCGAACGAACCGGCCACCCACTGCTCGGCCTCGCGGCACGCTGCCGGGTCGGCGCGGAGGGCCGGGACGAGATCGGCAGCCTGCTCGGCAGCCAGTTCGGAGTTGAAGCGCCGATCCTCCAAGCCGTCCCAGCTGCGCTGGGCGTTGCGTTCCAGGTCCGTCGCGGTGTGCAGTGCCATAGTGATCCCCGTCTTTATGGCCTTGGTAGGCCGACGAGAGCATTAAACACGCCGTTTAATTGAATGTCAACACCATGTTTAACCGTGATGTTTAAATTCGGCGCCACAGGCCAAAAAAAACCCGCCGAGGCGGGGTAGGGTTGAAGCCATTCGCGGGGCTCAGGTCTGAGCGAAGTGGTCGCCTGCCGCGGCAGCAGCGCAGTAGAGCGCGATCAGGATCAGCGGGACAAAGCCACCATACCAAGGATCGGCGAGGAACCCCGCCACGATGCCGATTGGCAGGATACCCACGCCAAAGAAAAAGAGCCCCACGAGCGTTGCAACCTTGCCCCACTTTGCGAATGTCAGGGCAATGCAGAGTGTCCAGAGGGTTACGGCAAATAACCCTTTAGCGACGAACATCCCGCCGGCTGCGAAGTGCCTGGTCCCTCGGAAGGCGGCCAATGGAAGCAGGACGAACAGGCCGAAGAGGACGTACAGCGTAGAGACCAGCAACAACCACTTCGCCCCATGGTTGCTCACCCACAGCAGTGCATTGAGCAGAAAGCCAGTGAAGAACATGGCTCCCACTGCAATCCCGAGGAACAAGATGGCGCCCCCCGCCATCCATAGTTTTTCTTTCATCACTTCCCCCTGTGATTTCTGCCTTCGCTAGTTGAACCGCTCGATCCTGTTCCGCAGGTATACCTTGCCGCCGATAAGCGTCCCTTCCGGAATAGGGAAGGGGTCGCCGTAGCTTTTGTTTTCGCTTGCGACGTGAATCACGCCGCGGTCGAGCAGCCTCTTGATCTGCTGCCCGTTGCCCATGTTGATGAGGTAGATGCCGTCACCGTCGAAGGTAGTCACGCCCGTGTCGACAACAACAACATCCCCGGGCTGGATGACCGGTTGCATGGAATCGCCGTTGCCGGTGATCAGCCGAAGGCGGCCGGGCGGCGGCAGGAATCCAACGATGTTCCGGATATAGCCAGGTTCGAAGTCGATCGCCCGGATGACCTCCGGATAGTCCTGGTTCTCCACTTCTCCGCCCATGCCTGCCTCCGCATCCAGTTGCTGAACGCGAACATAGTCGGGCGCAGTCGCAGAAGCGGAGACCGGTCGCAGGCCTCCAATAAACATCGGCGGCTGGGCTTCGAGAATCCAGGTAGAGCTGATGCCGAACTCTTGCTGGGCTTTGTTGGCTCCAGCGGCAGAGACACCGGTGGGGCGGCTCTCCCAGTTCTTCAACGTTTGCGGTGACTGGCCGAGGGCGCGCGCGACTGCCGACTGGCCCCTGAGAGGGGGATCCAGCTGGGCAGCAGCTGCGTATAGGCGCTTCATAGAAGAGTGCATCTCAGGCATACCGCATTGTCCTGCGCCTAAACACGGTGTTGTTACACGTAACGTTGACTCTAGATTAAACATGACGTTTAATTCTCGTCATGAACCAGCCAACCACGACCATGCACAAGGATTCCGAGCTGATTGACCGGCTCGGTGGCCCCGCCGAAGTGGCCCGACGACTGGGCTTCGCCATGCCGAAGGGCACGCAGCGAGTACAAAACTGGAAGTACAGGGGCATCCCGCCGTATACCCGCGTGACCCGCACCGACGTTTTCGGCCCTGCCACTTTGGCGGCCGACCCCGAGAGCGGAGCTGCCGCCTGAGATGGATGTCGTAGAGGCCATCTCAGGAGCCGCCACGCCTGCCGTTGACGGCGAGGGCGTTTCGACAGAGCGGGCAGTGGACAAAGCCATTGCGGTTCTGGAGCACGGCCTTGTTCCCCTTGTCGAGACACGGTTGGCACACGTAGTGCGGTGGCTCCGCGGGGCCTGTCTGGTCGGCCCCGCCATCGTGCTGGGCGGTGTTCACCTTGTATACGAACACGCCGCCTCCGAGATCGACCAGTTGGTATCGGCTCTTCTCCGCGGCGGCCTCTTTGAGCTGCCGCAGCTCCTGTGCGGTCTGCATGTAGTCGCTCTGGAGCTGCAACAGCATGGTGTTGTGGGCCAGCAGACCCTGCTGAGCCGCCAGCAGCTTTTCGTTGATTTGCGCGATAGCCGCCGCCGACTGATTGAAGTCGCGCACGCCAAGCGTGGCGGAGGCTAGCTCTTGGGCGCCCTTGAGCGAGGCAATCGCAGTGGCGATTGAACTGAAATCCATGTCCGTCTCCGGTAGCAGTTTGGGTGGTTGGCACCTCCAACTCTACCTGCAGACGGGCACCTGTATGGCCGGCCATGGCTTAGTCCTGGCGAGTGGGGAAGGGCACAACCACGCCCACCGCACCGGCCGCCCTCGGCTCGCGCTGCTTCCGCTTCAACGGACGTACGCGAGCCTTCTTCCCCGTCCTATCCAGGGCGAAACAACGCCCCTTCATCCAGACCAGATGCACGACGTTTGAAGGGGATTTCCGCAGTGAACCGGGCATTGGAGGCTTCCGTAGAGGGGCCTTCTTTTTCGCCCACAACCCTTTGGCAAAGAAAGGCAAATCATGGAAAGCATTGGCAACCTCAAGGACCCCCTGGGCAGTCTCCACCTCGGCATCAGCGTGAAGCGCAAGCCGAAGGACGCCCCGACGAAACTGCTGCGCCAGATCGAATCACCGGACCAGGCCCTGGCTGTGGCCATGAAGGCAGGCGACCACAAGCTGGCCACGGTCGCCGCGGTGATCGGCAAGTCGGAGAGCTACGTGTCGCGGATGCGCACCGGCGCCCGCCGCATCCCGCGCCGGCTGGTGACGCCGCTGTGCGAGGCCACCGAATCGAACCTTCTCCGCCAGTACATGGAACTGCAGGCGGCACTGGATACCCCATGCCCGCGCTCGGAAGTGGCGCGCCTGGCCGGGATGCTGAGGACGCACTGATGGACCCCACCGAGAAAGCCATGATCGCCGTGCGCGCGCTCTGGTTCATCGCCCTGTGTCAGCACGTATTGCGGGGCGGGGCATGAGCACAGACGCACGTCTCAGCACCGGCCTGCCGGGGCACCCGAAGACGAAGAAGCTGGTTCGCCGGCTCGGCCCTGGCGCCGGCTGGTCGCTGGTGTGCCTGATCCTGTGGGCACGATCGAACCGGCCGGACGGCGATCTCAGCGGCATGACCAGCGAAGACATCGAACTGGCGGCCGACTGGAACGGCGACAACGACGCGCTGGTGCGTGAGCTGGCGTCGGTGGGCTTTCTCGATGGCGATGCTAGCGCCTACCAGCTGCACGACTGGGCCGAGCATCAGCCCTGGGCGGCGGGTTCGGAGGCGCGGTCGGAGAAGGCACGCTGGGCAGCGCTGTGCCGTCGGCATGGCCGCTCGGAGGCTGCTCGGCTGATGCCCGAATACGCTGCGCGGCTGCTACAAGAACAGCCCGAGCAGGACGGTTCTCTGCCAGATGCAGGCGATGGTCTGCCACTAGCAGAATCTGGCACTGCCCCGTCTCCGAATCCGTCTCCGAATCCGTCTCCGTCTCCAAGAGCAGAAGATTCGTCCCCGCAGCTGTCGCTGGCGGGAACCCCCGAGCAGCCCGCTCCCGCAAAACCTACGAGGGCGGAGCGCATCCGCCAGATCGCCGAGGAAGCCCGGGCGGCCTACAACGCCATCCTGGCCAAACCGCACGGCGAGCTGTCGGCCTGCACGGTGCTCAACAAGCCGCGGATCAAGGCGGTTGAGAAGGCGCTGCCGACGGTGCGCCAGTTGTGCCAAATGCTGTTTGGCAGCGAGCGCGTCACCCCGGAATTCTGGAAGCTGTACTTCGAGACAGCGGCCGATGACGACTTCCACGCTGGTCGCCAGCAGGGCGGGGTCGGCCATGAGAACTGGAAACCCGACTTCGAGTACCTGCTGCGCGAGGGCGTGATCGCCAAGCTGGCCGACAAGGCGCTGTCTGGGGTGGCCCAGTGAGCGCGCGCCGGCAGGAGCAGGACCAGCAGTGGGGGCGGCAGCTGCCCTTCAGCCTCGACGCTGAGCAGGCGGTGCTGGGTGGCCTGATGCTGCGGCATCGCGCCTGGGACCAGGTGGCAGACCTGCTCAGCGCGGAGAGCTTCTTCCGCGCCGATCATCGGCTGATCTGGCAGGCCATGACCGAGCTGCAGCCGACCGGCGTGGAGTTCGACCCGGTGGTGCTGGGCGACTGGCTGGAATCGCGCGGCAAGCTGGACCTGGTGCGCGACGGCGCCTACCTGATCGAGCTGAGCGTGACCACGCCGTCGGCAGCCAACATTGTCGGCTATGCCGAGATCGTGGCGGAGAAGGCCAAGCTGCGCGCCCTGATCGACGCCGGCCAGGAACTGATCGACGCCGCACATACCCCGGAAGGTCGCACCGCGCTGGACCTGGTGGGGCTGGCGCAGAGCCGAATCGGCGGGCTGCTGGACAACGAGCCCTGCGATCTGGAGCCGGTGGCGCCGGTGATGGCTCGCGTGTTCGATCAGCTGTCGCAGGCGTCATCCAACGCCGGCGGCATCACCGGGCTGGCCACGAGTCTGGAGGAACTAGACGCGCTGCTCGACGGCCTGCAGGGCGGCCGCCTGTACGTGCTCGCCGCGCGGCCGAAGATGGGCAAGACAACCTTGGCGCAGAACATCGCCGAGCAGGTGGCGCTGCGCGCCGGCAAGGCCGTGGCCTTCTTCAGCTTCGAGATGAAGCCGGAGGAACTGGGCAAGCGGATGCTGTCCAACCTGGCCTGCGTCAGCGGCAACAAGCTGCGCAGCGGGGGCATGGACGAGGTCGACTGGCAGAGCGTCACCCACTGGACGAAGAAGATCGGCGATGCCCGCCTCCGCATCAGCCGCCCGCGCATCGCCAAGGTGCAGCACGTGTGCGCGCAGGTGCGCCGGATGAAGGCGCAGGACCCGGACCTGCACCTGGTGGTGATCGACTACCTGCAGCTGATGCACGTGTCAGGCGACAACCGCGCCGCCGGCATCGGCGATATCACCCGCGCCCTGAAGCTGCTGGCCAGCGAGCTCGACCTGTCGGTGCTGCTGCTGAGCCAGCTCAACCGCGACGTGGAGAAGCGCCCAGGGGACAAGCGCCCGATCGTGGCTGACCTGCGCGACTCCGGTTCGATCGAGCAGGACGCGGATGCGGTGATCTTCATCTACCGCGACGAGATCTACCACAAGGACAGCCGGTACGAGGGCACGGCCGAGCTGATCGTGGCGATTCAGCGCGACGGCGCCCCCGGCATGGCCCGTGTGCAGTACGAGCCGGGCTACTTCCGGTTCTCGAACCTGCCGGAGTGGTGGCGCCCGAAGAACACCAGCGCCAGCGCACCGCCGGCCGGCAAAGCACCCGTTCGCCGCGGCCTCGCCGCAGCCCTCAACACCCCAGTGGGAGACTGACCATGCTCGGAACCTTCATCCTCCGCGCCGGCGATGCGCGCACCCGAATGGCTGCGGCCTGGCAGTTCGCCTGCAGCTTCCTGGAGATAGGCCAGGACGTAATCGTCACCGTGAAGCGGTACGAGCCGGCCCGCAGCAGGGAGCAAAACGCCATGTTCCACGCGGTCTGCGGCGAGATCGCTAAGCAGAGGCAGTGGGCCGGTCGCTGGGTCGACGTTGAGGGCTGGAAGCGGCTGCTGGTTGACGCCTGGGCGCGGGAGACGGATCGGCAGCAGGGGGACGTGGTCCCGTCGCTGGACGGCGCCAGCATCGTGAATCTGTCGATGCAGACGCGCCGCCTGCGCGTGAAGGAGATGGCCGACCTGATCACCTTCGCCCAGTGGTGGGCCACCGACAACGACGTGAAGCTGCGGGACGTGGCTCCGCTGCGCGATCAGCGTCTCGCCGACGAGGAAAGGGCTGCCGCATGAGCGAATTCATCTACGCAGATACACCCTCACGGCCGTTGTTGCAGAACCCTATCCAACGCGGCCAGAGCTCGGTCTGCCGCTTGAAGTGTGGACTCGAAAGAGTCGTCAACGTCGTTTGGCTCAGGAAGCACTCCGACCTCCTGGTTTCTATCGTCCATGATGGATCCGCCATTTCGCCAGTAGTCGTGCTGCGAGATTACATCTCGCCTCGTCTGGTCAATTGCGATGACGACCTGCTGGATGTAGATGCCAGCCTCTGCGACCTCATGCATGTCCAGAAGCTTTTCAGTGATCGCTTCCGGGACCACCAGCGGCTCCAAAATGTCGTCGTAGTCGAGGGACGTAGGGTTCTGCCTCCAGCGGGACCGTGCGCTGAGAATTCGACCTTTGACGCCCACCACCTGCGGTCGCAGGACAAAGGCGTAACTCTTCGCTCGGAACAGTCGTTCCGTGGCAATCCTGGCGCGGTCCTTGGCGGCAAGCACCAGAGGCACAACTACAGCTACCGCGATAGCAATGATCGATCCGACGGCCTGAACCCACGCGGCTTGAACCTCGGGCTTGAGCACGCACCACCCAATGAATTCGCAATCCATGCAACCCCCTGTTGTCTGAGGGGGCAAGCATGAAGCGCGGTCGTTCAACCGGCAACCCGACCGTCGCCCAGCGGCAGCGTATGGACGCCATCAAGGACATCGGCTGCGTCATTGCGCGGGCGCTGGACCTGGGCTTCGTGCCCTGCGAGGTCCACCACCTGACCGTGGGCGGCAAACACGGCCAGAAGCGCCGCGGGCACGACTTCACGATCGGCCTCAATCCCTGGTCCCATCGCGGCGAGCCGTTCAACGGCATGAGCGCCGAGACCTGCGAAAAGCTGTTCGGGCCGTCCTACGCCAAGCAGCCGCGCCGGTTCCGGCAGGAGGTCGGCAACGACGACTACCTACTCGACCTGCAGAACACCGCACTGGACCACTACTGGCGGAAAACCACATGGCGCGTAGCCTGACTTTTGGCATCGACCCGGGCCTCACCGGCGCGGTGGCCACGCTGATCGATGGGGAGGCGGGGCCGTTCCTGGACATGCCCACCCTCGACGTGGGCGGCTGGGGTGAGGTCGACGCCCGCGCGGTCGTTGTGTTCATCAGGTCCGTTCGCGCCGCGCATCCGGACGCGGAGGTTTCGGCTTGCATCGAGAAGGTCGGTGCACGCCCAGGCGACGGCGGCACCAGCGCGTTCCGATTCGGGCAGACGGCGGGAAAGCTGCAGGCGGTGCTGGAGGTGATGGGCATCCCGGCCGAGCGTGTAGTGCCGTCGCAGTGGAAGCGCCAGTTCGGTCTGCTAAAGCAGGACAAGGACGCAGCTCGCCTGCTGGCGATTGCGCGGTTCCCTGCCGCCGCGCCCGTGCTGGCTCGGAAGAAGGACAACGGCCGCGCCGACGCGCTGCTGATCGCCCTGTGGTTCGAACACACCCACCTGAGCAGCAGCCTGACCGGCGGGGAGGCCACACCGGCCCCGTCGGCCGAGGCGGCAGCCTGACACGCCACGGCACGAGCGCAGCGGAGACGACCATGGGCAACGCCAAATCCCAGAAGCCGACCAGGCACGCAGCCCCACACCGGCAGTTCCGGCGCGGCGCGGTGGCCGTGGCCGTCGTAGACCCAGGCCAGGTGCTGGCGGTGGCCAGGGTCGTGCTGTCCCGCGTGCGCGATATCCGCAATGCGCAGGGGGAGGGCAGCTACGTGTTCGGTGACCCCGGGCAGGCCATCTTCGCCCTGCGCATCGGGTCGGCCGCCGGCGAGGGCATGCTGCGCGAGCACAGCGACTGGCTGTTCGGCCTGTACGGGGCAGACACCGCCGACGGCAAGCGCGTCACCTTCCCCTCGATCGACCAGGTGGCCGAAGACATCCGGGAGCACTATGGGTGGGAGCAGGCCCCATCCATCCGCGAACCTGCGCAGCTGGAATTCTGGGCCGTGGCCTGATCGCCATTGATCGCATCGCTCAGGCTGGGATAACAGCATGCATGAGCGACCGCCAGACGCTGACCACCACCGAACTGCTGCGTGCAAGCATCGTCCGCCCCGATGGGTCGGTACCGGATGTGGACCGCAGCCCGTTGCCGTACTGGCGCGATCACCTCAACCCCACCCGGGGGGCATACCGGGACGACCAGCACGCAGGTGTCGACAACAGCGTGCAGCCGACACGAGGTGAGCCGCGTTGCGGCGGCCAGGGGCTTTGCCCCCCTGGTGACGTCCATGCCCTCGGGAATCGGCCACCGAGCCTCGCTGGAGGCCGGTGATGCCCAGGAAGAAGCCCGAGCCCAAGCCGACCGCAAAGGCCGGCGCCAAGAAGCCCGCATCCAAGGGCGGGAGGCCCAGCAAGTACCGCGCCGAATACGCACGGCAGGCTGCCTTGCTGGGCAGGAAAGGGTGTACCGACCCAGAGGTGGCCGAGTTCTTCGCCGTTGCAGTGTCGACCGTCGCCCTGTGGAAGCTCAAACACCCCGAGTTTTCGGACGCCTTAAAACTGAGCAAGGCTGAGGCCGACGAGCGGGTGGAGCGGGCATTGTTCGAGCGCGCCACCGGCTACCGCTGCCGAGAAGACGACGTCCGGGTGGTGGAGGGCGAGATCGTGGTCACGACCACCGACAAGCAGTACCCGCCTGATCCTACGTCGATGATCTTCTGGCTGAAGAACCGCAAGCCCGGCAGTTGGCGCGACAAGCCAGAGGGTGAGGACGACGGCGATGCCCCGGCGCCGCTGAAGGTGGAGGTCACCGTCGTGAGCGGCCGTCGGAATGCCAACCCTTAACGAGCCGCAGGCGGCGTTCCTGCAGCTGCCGCACAAGTTCCGCGCCTTCGTCGGCGGGTTCGGCTCGGGCAAGACCTGGGTAGGCTGCGGCTCGCTGTGCCGGCATGCGTGGGAGCACCCCAGGATTCCGGCTGGCTACTTCGCCCCGACCTATCCGCAAATCCGGGACATCTTCTATCCGACCATCGAAGAGGTGGCCCACGACTGGGGACTGCGCGCCTCGATCGCCGAGTCGAACAAGGAAGTCAGCCTGTATGCCGGCCGGCAGTACCGCGGCACGATCATCTGCCGTTCGATGGAGAAGCCGTCCAGCATCGTGGGCTTCAAGATCGGCCAGGCGCTGGTCGACGAGATCGACACCATGAACAAGCGCAAGGCCCAAGACGCCTGGCGCAAGATCATTGCCCGACTGCGCGTGAAGGCCGACGGCCTGCAGAACGGCATCGACGTGACGACCACCCCCGAGGGATTCAACTTCGTCTACGAGCAGTTCCACCAGATGCCCAGCGAGCGGCCGGAACTGAAGGCCCTCTACGGCCTGGTGCATGCCAGCACCTACGACAACGAGGTGAACCTGCCGGAGGACTACATCCGGTCGCTGTACGAGAGCTACCCGCCGCAGCTGGTGCAGGCCTACATCGACGGCATGTTCGTCAACCTGACCACCGGCTCGGTCTACAGCGTGTTCTCCCGCTCGCGCAATGCCACCGACGAGGTGATCCAAGAGGGTGAGCACCTGCACGTCGGCATGGACTTCAACGTGCTGAACATGACCGCGATCGTGTGCGTGATCCGGGACGACCAGCCGATGGCGCTGGACGAGCTGACTGGCATTCGTGACACCCCGGCCATGATCCAGGCGCTGAAGGATCAGTTCCCCGGCCACCGCATGACGATCTACCCCGATGCGAGCGGGGAGAGCACCCACACGAACAACGCCAGCGTCTCCGACCTGGGCCTGCTGCGCGTCGAGCGCGGCATGAGCGTGGTGAAGCCCGCGGCCAACCCCCGAATCCGCGCGCGCGTGGTCAGCGTCAACGCCATGCTCTGCAACGCCAAGGGCAGGCGCCGGCTGAAGGTCAACGTGCGCCGCTGCCCGAAGCTCACCGAGGCGCTGGAGAAGCAGCCCTACGACGCCAACGGCATGCCCGACAAGACAACCGGCTTCGACCACCCGCCGGACGCGCTCGGCTACTTCATCCATGGCAGGTATCCCGCCGCAGTAAGCGCGCGCGACCGTGGAGCCATTGAACGGCCTTCTGGGCTGAAGCCTTATAGCCGGGCCTGGCTGGAGTCTTCCGGCCTCCCGTCAAACGCCGACCGTAGGAGAAATGCCCTGTGACCATGCTGCCCGCCGACGGCCTGATGGATGCCATGGCGGCCCAGGATGCCGCCGATGCCGAACGTGAAGCGGAGGCCCAGGCGCTGCTGCAGGAAGAGGCCGGTGTCGCCAACTGGCACAAGCTGCTGAAGGAATCGCGCGACTTCGACTGTGATGCCCGCAAGGGCTACGCGCTGGACCGCCGCTACTGCCGGAACCTGGTCGACGAGGCCTACAACGTGTCCGTGCCCATCGCCGGCACCTACGTGAACCTGCTGACGTCCTTCCTGTACGCGCGCGACCCGGAGCCGGCGGTGGTGCCTGCCGAGTCAGTGGGGTCCAGCCGCGTGAAGCAGGCCAAGGAAGTGGGCCGCACCCTGGAGATCGTCATCACCTCGCTGTGGCGCAAAGGGCGCCTGAAACACAGCATGGACGCGATGGTCCGCTCGGGCCTGAGCATCGGCATCGGCTGGGTCAAGGTAGCCTGGCACCGGGAGACCGAGCGCGACCCGATGACCGAGCAGCGCATCGACGACCTGCGGAAGAAGCTGCAGGCGGTCGCCTCGATCGAAGCCGAGCTGGCCGAAGGTTCGGCCGCCAATCCCGACCTTCTGCGCGCCCAATACAACCAGCAGCTGCAGGCGCTGGAATCCCAGGTCGAGCAGGTGGTGTTCAACGGCCTCGTCGCCGACTTCGTGCGCGGGGAGGACATCCAGGTGTCCATGGACGTGGCCACGCTGAAGGACTACACCGTCGCGCCCTGGATCGCTCACCGCACCTTCCTGCCATACGAGGACGGCCTGGCCGCCTACCCCGAGCTGCGGGATGAGCTGGGCAAGGCCGAGGCCTTCTACCACGCCAAGCGCGGCCGGGAGCCGGCGCCCTTCGCCACGGCACAGGAGGGCATGAGCGAGTCCGACGCCGACGTCTTCCGCAATGCGACGGCAGCCGGGCAGGGCAGCGACAGCGGTCCGCGGTTCCTGTGCGTCTGGGAAATCTGGGATCGCCGCACCGGCATGATCCACACCGTAGCCCCGGGTCTGCGCCGCTACCTGCGCGCTCCGTTCCAGCCTGACCAGGCCAGCACGCGCTTCTATCCGTTCTTCCAGTGGGCGCCCCTGTGGGTGGATGGGGAACGGCATCCGCAGTCTCTGGTGGACCGCTCGCGCTCGCTGCTGGACGAGTACAACCGCACGCGCACCAACTACCGCGAGCATCGCCGCCGCGCGATCCCCAAGATGGGCTTCGACCGCGGCGCGCTGGAGGTGGAAGACGCCCTGAAGCTGGAAGGCGCCACCACCAGCGAGATGGTCGGTCTGGACCTGAAAGGCCAGGCCTCGCGGGAAGTGCTGTTCCCGATCCAGTACAACCAGATCGACGGGGCGCTGTACGACACCGCGCCGATCCGGTCCGAGCTGGAATTGATTTGGGGCATCCAGGAGGCGCTGTCCTCCAGCATCCAAACCGCGAAGACGGCCACCGAGGCCGATATTCAGCAGCAGGGCACCGAGTCCCGGCTGGGCTACAGCCGCGACAGCCTGGACGACCTGCTCGGCGACGTGGCCCAGTTCACCGCCGAGGTAGCCATGTCGCCCGCCGGCCTGTCGCCGGATGAGGCCGCAGAGATCGCTGGCCCGGAGGCGCTCTGGTTCAACGCACCGCTGCCGAGCCTGGTATCCGCGCTGGTGTCGGTCGACATTCGCGCGGGCAGCTCCGGCCGCCCAGCTTCGAACCTGCGCCGCCAGCAGTGGGGCGCCATCCTGCCGCAGCTGCAGGAGGCCGTGGTCACCATCGGTCAGATGCGCGGTGCCACACCGCTGGATATCGCCAACAGCCTGGAGCAGCTCATGGTCGAAACCATCGAGCGCACCGGTGATACCTCGATCGACGCCTATTCCTTCATCCCGCAGGTGCCCGCCATGGGCATGCCGATGGGGCAGCCGGGCGCTGCCCCGGCCATGGGGGGCCTGCCGATGGGCGACCCGCAGCAGCTCCTTCCCCCGTCGGCAGAGTCGGCACCAGCGCCGACGCCGATTGCCGGCCCGGTCGCACCACCGCTTTGATCCGCCATCCCGCCGCCAACTGAGGTTCCACCATGACTATCGAAGACCAGAACACCCCGGCCGCGCCGGACACCACCCCGACCGACACGCAGGGCGCTCCCGCCGCCGCTGAGGCGTCGTCGCAGCCCGAGGCACCACAGGTGGATGCCTTCACTGCGGGCGTCGAAGCAGCACGCGCCCAGGAAGCCCAAGAGGATGCGCTGCCGCCGGCCGCTGATCCCGCCGATGGCACCGATCCGGCAGCACCGCCCGCCGATGGCCAGCCGCCAGTCGACCCAGCAGCTCCGCCTGCAGGTGCCCCGACCGCGCCGCCGGCAGATGCACCGCCCGCCAAGCCGCCGACGGTCGACGAGGAAGTGCAGCAGCTGGGCCTGAAGGACCGCGCGGCCGAGCGCTTCCGCGAGCTCAACCAGCGCCTGGAAGAGGCCAGCGGCTACCGCGAGCGCGTCAGCCAGTGGGAGCAGACGGTGGAAAGCACCGGCGCCAGCCCCGAGCAGTTCGGCGGCGCGCTGCGCTACCTGTCGGACATCAACTCCGGCGATCCGGCCCGCATGGGCGAGGCCTACGACCGCATGCAGGGCGAGCTGCAGTGGCTGGGCAAGCAGCTGGGCCGTGAGGCGCCGGGCTTCGACCCGATCGCCGCGCATGCCGACCTGGCCACCCGTGTTGCCTCGGGTGACATCACCCGCGACGTGGCTCTCGAGCTGGTCCAGCACCGCCAAGCTGGCGCCCTGCAGCAGACGCACGTGCAGACCCAGCAGCAGCGTGTGCAGCAGGATCAGGAATACGATGAGGGCATCGCCTCGGTGAAGGAGCTGGGCATCGGCCTGCGCGCCAACGATCCGCTGTTCGACCAGAAGATGCCGCTGCTCACCCCGGCCATCGAGGTTATCCAGCAGTCACTGCCGCCGAGCCAGTGGAAGCAGGCCATCCACAACGCCTACCTGCGGCTGCCGGCAGGCGCCGTTGCAGCACCTGCTGCTGCAGCACCGCCGCGGGCGCCGAACAACCCGACGCGCCCTGCCGGTGGTGCACCGCTCGCGCCGAAGGTCACGCCGGAGAACGCTTTCGAGCTGGGTGTTCAACAGGCCCGCCTGCGCGGTCAATAACAAACAAGGGGCCTTTCGGCCCCTTTTTTATTCGGCTTCGACAGTGAAGAGCGGCTTGTCGCCAATCGTCCTGCCATCTTTGTGGGAGAACCAGCCCTCCCACTTCACAAACCGGCGGCGGTCGTAAGCGACTTCAGCGCCCTGGGTTTCCTTGCCGGCGAGCGTGAACAACCGGTCGCTCCCAAGAAACTTCGAGAAGATAACCAGCTCCGACCCAAGGAACAACGCGGGGAGCCAGGGCGCGTCATTAGACGCCGTAGCGTCGATTGCAGGGACGCGAACATCAACAAGGTAATCGCCGCCGATATAGGTAGCTGTGCCAGACGGCTGGGGGATGAACCCGCCTTTGCCTTGACCTGTCAGGACAATCGCTGACATACCGCCCGAATTCCCTTTGTTGGCATCAACCGACAGGTACCAGATTCCGCCGGTGGTATAAAACGTGCCGGCCGGAATCTGGCTGGCGTCAGCTGCAAAAACCGCTCTTGCGGGAAAGTTCATTCCATTGCCCCTGTTGTTGATAAAGCCGGCTTACCCCGGCTCAGCGAGTTTACCCGGCGATTCGCCCATTGACGCCACCCCCCGCACTGGCATCTTGACCACCGAGCGGCACACCAGCCGCCCCGCGTGTGACGTAAGCCGGGTTCGCCGCCGGTAGCGCTGTAACGAGCCTCGCGCCCTCGGAACGCGGAAAGACCCTCGGCCCCTACCGGCCGGCCCTTTCCTTCCGAGGTTTCTCCTATGCCGCTTACCGCCGCACAGCTGCTGTCTGGTGCCAATACCCAGATGCAGTCCTACGCCACCAACGATCCCATCGATCAGTTCACCACCCAGCGCCCGTTCGCCGACTGGCTGCTGCGCAACCGCCAGGACTCCGTCTTCGGCAATGGCGTCTTCAACGAGAAGATTCGCTACACCAACGACTCGAACTACCAGAACTACAGCGGTGACGACCAGGTCACCTACAACCGCAAGAAGACCACCCGGCTGGCGCCGTTCCAGGCATACGAGGCCTTCGATGGCTTCACGCTCAACGAAACCGAGCTGGCCAACAACGGCATCATCCTGACCGATGACCGCAACGCGGTCATGACCGAAGCCGAGAAGATTCAGATCGTGAATCTGCTGGACGAGAACTGGACCACGCTGAAGGATGGTTTCCAGGAAAACTGGGACATCGAGGTCCATCTGGACGGCTCGACCAACCCGAAGGCAGTTCCGGGGCTGGACGCGCTGGTCAGCACCACGCCGACCGTGGGCACCATCGGCGGTATCGACGCCGCGGCGACCACCTACTGGCGCAACTTCGCTGACATCGGCATCAGCACGGCCACCGCCGGCAACCTGATTTCGCATCTGGAAACCCTGTGGCGCAAGACCATCGCCTACGGCAAGCAGGGCGCGCCGGACTTCATTCCGATGGGGTCGGAGATGTACGACGCACTCCAAGCCGATGCCCTGAAGGTCATGGGCCGCCAGATCACCATCGGCCCGTCCGGCAGCGGCGGCGGCGTGACACTGGACCCGACCACGAAGGAGCTGCGGTTCAAGAACGTGCTGGTTGTTTGGGACCCGACCTTCGACGCGCTCGACGACCTGCTGGGTACGCTGCCGGTGCCGTGGAAGAAGCGCGGCTACTTCCTCAACAGCAAGACCTTCAAGCTGCGCCCGGTGAAGGGCCGCTGGATGATCCGCCGCACGCCGCCGCGCGTGTACGACCGCCACACGCACTACTTCGGCATGACCGCGCACTACGGTCTGACCATGAAGAAGCGCAACAGCAACGCGGTCTTCTCGATCGCCTGACCCCACCAAGGCCGGCGGGGATGTTCCTCGCCGGCAGGAGACCTGAAATGCCGAACGTGAAGACGCTCCCGACCGGGGGCACCATCGTCAAGCTCAACAAGACCCCGCTGCTCGGCGGCTGGGGTCGCGAGGGCCTGGCCAACCTGGGCGCCAATACCGCCGTGACCACTGGCGTGCTTCTGCAGGGCCACGAAGCACCGGCCGACGGCAGCACCCCCGCGGCGGGCAGCTCGGGCTGGTTCACCGTGCTGAGCGCGGCGGCCAACCTGGCCCCGGTGGTCGAAATCGCCGACCTGCCGGACTTCATCCGCACTGGCACCGCCGCGACGGCGCCGATCACCCTGGAGGGCATCCAGTAATGGCCAAGATCGTCAATCTCCTGTTGCTGACGCTGGTCATCGACCGCGACGCAACCACCAAGCTGCCCGTCCAGGCCTTCGACTACGAGCTGCCGATCCTGGAAGAGCTGTACCCGCCGGAGACCATCAGCGAGGTCAAGCGCGAGTCGGTCGAGGTCAAGAACTTCGACGAGCACGAAGTCTTCGCGGGGCTGGGAAACAAGTACGGCCGCACTGCAGAAGGTGCCGAAGCCCTGAAGTACGCCTACCGCAACGAACGTGACTTCTCCAAGGCGGTGGCCAGCAGCATCGCGGCTGCCAAGGACGAAGCGGTCGAGAACGAAGACGACGATCAGGACGAAGACGAGGACGAGCAGGTCACCGAGCTGCAGACCCTCGCCGGCAAGACCGTCGACGAGATCAAGGAAGGGCTCGACACCCTGACCGACGAAGAGCTGCACGAACTGGCCGAGATCGAGAAGGCCGGCAAGAACCGCAAGGGCGTCATCGACGCCATCAACGCGGCGCTGGGCGACCAGGGCAGCGACACCGAGTAAGTCCGCTGGCGGCGGGCTGGCGGCCGGCCGGGGCAACTCGGTCGGCCGTTTTTCTTTCTGGAGGTAGGTATGGGCGGCAATAACGCACCGATCATGGTGAACGGCGGCAACGTCTACGACAGCCCGCTGGGCTACGACGCGCCGATCAAGTACGACACCGGCCAGGTGGACATGGGTTCCATCGGCGTTGAGTGGTCGCTGAAGAAGTGCAGGGAAGAGGTGATCCTGCGGCTGGGGTTCGTCGTGGCTCCAGTGAAGGTGCAGCGCACCTTTGTCCAGCTGCGCACCGCGGTGGCCACCTCGCTCGGGTTCAACTACGTGGGCGAGCCGGTACCGCGCACCATGAAAGCCCTCCGGTCTGACCTGCTACGTCGTCTGGGCTTCTCCGCTCAGGTCGCTGAAGGCGCCTGGCCGCCTGGCATGAAGGAGCTGCTGACCAACTTCCTCACCGAGGCGCAGGAGGCCCTGCAGCACCAGTACCGCCTCGGCGTGGGCACCGCGCTGCAGCCCTTCGGCGAGGACGACGACCTGACCACCCTCGACCCCTGGGCGGTCTTCCTGCTGGCGCTGGCCAATGCCAAAGCCCACCACGGGCAGACGGACGCGAAGTCCTACTACGATCAGCTGGCCGGCTACATCAGCAGCGTGGCCAAGTCGGCTGACATTGACCAGGTCATCAACACCGCCCAGGACTCGCTGCTGCAGCGCTATGCGATGGACCGGTACGAGGACGGCACCGCGCCGCTGGTGGAGCCGGAAGACAAGACCCTGATCGACGGCGTAGCCGTGGAGTTGCAGGCGATCGCTGACGCGAAGGCGAAGTACGGGCAGAAGGACGCGGAGGCCTATTACGGCCGCCTGCAGGAGATGGCTCAGCGGCGACCGTTCGACCTGGACGCGATGGTCAACAGCATCATCCGGGACGCTCAGGACCAGCTGTACCAGCAGTACAGCGATCTGCGCACGGAGCGGTGGTGGACGATCAGCTGCGTGCCCGGCGCCAACCTGTATGACGTACCGCTCGACCTGGACCAGTACCTCGACTTCCGGCGCATCACCTGGGCCGGGATCCTGGACGATGAACAGTGGTCCCCGCTGATCGCCGGGATCGACCCGATGCTCTACACCAGCGACTCGCTGCGCAAGCCGGCCTATTACCAGGTGACCGCGGCCATCGAGATTTTCCCGGTGCCGGACCGCGCCTACGTCATCAAGCTGCGCGGCCATCTGGGCCTGAAATGGCTCAATGCCGACGACGACATGCTGACCATGAGCAGCCGGGCGGTATTCCTGCACGCCCTGGCCAACGCGAAGGCGCACTACCGCCAGCCGGACGCCGGCAACTACATGCAGCAGGCGCAGTCCTACGTGCGGCAGCTGATCGCCGGTGCGCACGGCACCCGCCGCTACATCCCGGGCACGCAGCAGGTGCCGCCTGCGCGCCGCCCGATCCCCGTCGGCGGCTGGCCGGAGACCTGATCGATGCGAGCTCAGTACCTTTCCGCTGTAAAGGCCGGCATCACCCGGCTGCGCGACAAGGGCGGCGCGTCCGAAGATGCGCTGTTCGACCTGGTCAACGGGTACGTCACCGCCGCGCGCACCATCCGCATGCGCCCGGGCGCGCGCCTGCCGTTGACCCTGCCGCCGGGCACGGTGGGCCTGACGTCGTTCCGTGGCGCCTTCGTGGTCTTCGCCGACGCGGTGATGCCGCCGGGCCCGGGCTACTCGGTGGTGGTGCTGAAGCACCCCAGCAACGGGGCGGCGACATTGCGGGAAATCCACTTCTCGCTGCCGTTCCTGGGCTACCTGTACGTGGTAGCCGAGTTCTCCGACGGCTCGACGTACCACTACTGGCTCGAAGAGGGGAAGCCCTGGGCGGCCGGCACCACCTACCTGCCGGGGGCGCTGGTCAGCCCCACCGTCGCCAACGGCCTGGCCTATCGCCTGCTGGACACCGGCTCAGGGCATGGGCCTTGGGAAGCCTACGCAACTCGCACGGCCGGCGACATCGTCGTGCCGACCACGGCGAACGGCTACCGCTACACGGTGACCAGCGTGAGCAGCAACGGCGCGCGATCGGGGAACACTGAACCCAACTGGCCTACCGATGCAGGCGCGACCGTGAACGAGGACGTCGCGATCGAGAACCCATACGCCAGCGCCGGCAGTGGAACCGCGGGTGGTTCGGTACCGGTCTGGTCCGGTGGCCGCCTGACAGCTCCGGGTGATCTGATCCGCCCGGTGAATCTGCCATCGCCCACCGCGACCGCGCCGATCAACGGAGACTTCAGCGACGGCAGCACCGGTTGGGACATCGAGGGCGGGGCGGAGATCACCGCGGGGCGACTTCAGCTGCCCGGCAGCATCAGCGACGGCGCGGCGATCAACAAGGCGATCTTCGTGGTTCCGGATGGTGGCAACCTCACCGCGAGCTGCCAGATCGAGCAGGGCGCTGCGGTGGCCGGCGCGACTCGCGGTTGGTGCGAGGTGCGCTGGTACAGCAAAGAAGACGTGATGGTGTCCTACACCCAAGGCAACATGATCACGAGCGGCCTGGCTACGTCCACGGTCGTTTCCTCCAAGCCAGCAGGCGCCGCCTACGCGCGTGCAGTGGTCGCGCTCTGGTCGGTGGCCGACCACACCCACCTGACATTCGGCGACAACCTGACCGTATCCGGCGCGGTCAACGGGCTTCCAGCGGGCCTGGTCTATCAGGCAGTCCAGGCAACCTCCGCGCACACCGCCGGTGCTGAGCCGGCGTGGCCGAACCTGCTGGGCAAGCGGGTGGTCGACGGCGGCGTGACCTGGGAGGCAGTGGCGATCACGCGCGTGACCTGGCAGGCCGCGCCGCTGTACGTCAGCGCGGGCAGCGAGCCGGCGTGGCCCACGAGCGTGGGCGGCACCGTGACCGACGGCACCGTGACATGGCAGGCGGTGAGCCGCCGCATCGAGGACCCGAATTGCCCCAACAGCAAGGTGGTCGTGATCGCAGCATCCAAGGTGTTCGCCGCGGACGGGGACACCGTGCGCTACAGCGCCACCGTCGCGCCGAAGGACTGGTCGTCGGCGGATGACGCGGGCTTCCTGCCGACGGGCCTGCAGAACTACGGGGCAAACCCGGTCGCGGCCATGGGCCTCTACCGCGGCAACCTGATCCCCTTCAACGCTGAGGCCTTCCAGCTCTGGCAGGTCGACGAGGACCCGGCCAGCATGGCGCTGCTGGATGCGCTGCCGATGGGCAGCACGCAGCACCGCGCTATCGCCGCGGTCAGCAATGACCTGCTGTTCCTGAGCAGCCAGGGCGTGCGCACGGTCGGCATCGCCGCGAGCAGCACCAACTTCCAGGCCGGCGACGTGGGCATGCCGGTGGATGTGCTCGTGCAGGCATGGCTGGCCGATTCATCCGTGGTGCCGCGGGCGCTGTACTACCCGGCCGCTGGCCAGTACTGGCTGATGTTCGCCAAGGGCGGTAAGACCGAGGTCTTCGTCTACACCATGACCCAGATCGGCCAGGTGGGCGCATGGTCGCGCTACCTGTTCCCGTTCGAGGTCTCCGCCTGGGCGATCCAGGGCGATTCGCTACACCTGCGCTCGGCAGACCGCATCTACCGGATGGAGGATGGCGCGATCGGGGACGAGGTGAGCCAGGGCGTGACCACGCCGTTTGAGGGCATCATCCAGTGGCCGTGGCTGGACTTCGGGCAGCCGGGCGTCACGAAGATGCTCTACGGCTTCGAGGTGGTCGGGCAGGGCAAGGTGAAGGTGCAGGTCGGGTTCGATCAGACCAACGGCGGCGCGTTCACCGCCCCGTATGAGGTCAATCCGGACACGCTTACCGGTGGCCCCATTCCGATGCCGCTGGCCGGCCCATCGTTCGCCGTGCGCCTGGTGTACGACGGCACCGAGGCGTGGCAGTGGAATGCGTTTGGCCTTTACCTGCAAGACTTCCGGCCCATGACGTGACCATTGATCAGGGGGCGGGGGAGGTCAGCATTTCGGCATGATTTCCCCCCGTCTCCCCCGCAATATCGTCCCCTGTCGGCCACTGCACCTGGTGGTGCTGGCCGACTGTCTCCGAGAGGAAGAGCAACAGCAGTTCCTCGCCGTGCTGGGTGGCAGCACCTACAACCCGGACACCGCCGCGCACGCGCTGGTGAACATGTGGGCGACCTCGGCGCCCTACGCCGTCACAGTGCTTCGCGCCGACGGCACGCCCGCCGCGGCCGGTGGTTTCGAGTACGTCGGCCAGGGCATCTGGCAATCGTGGATGGTCGGTACCGATGAAGGCTGGCACGAGCAGTGGCGCGCAATGACGAAGGCCAGCCGCTGGCTGATCGACCAGCTGTTCGCCAACGGCGCACGCCGGATTCAGGTCAACGCGCTGGCAAGCCGCGGCAAGGCAATCGAATGGTTCGTCCGGTCGCTGGGCCTGGAGCAGGACGGGGTCTGGCGGCAGCACGGCGCCAACGGCGAGGACATCGCCCACTTTTCACGAGTCCGAGGTGCCTGATGGGCAGCAGTAGCGGGAGCAAGGCGGCCAACGCGGCCGCACAGACCGAAGGGTGGCGCACCACCAACATCAACCGCGCAGTCGGCCAGATCAACGACATGTACAGCTCGCCCACGCGGCAGGCCGGGCTGGATGACTTCCTCGGCGCCACGCGGCAGTTCTACGGTGACGAGCTCGGGCGCCAGAAGAGCCAGGCCGATCGGAGCCTGAAATTCGCCATGGCACGCAGCGGGCAGACCGGCGGCTCGGCCACCGTGGATGCAAACCGCCGGCTCGGCGAGGACTACCAACGCGGTGTGCTCAGCTCCGAACGTCTGGCGCAGGGCGCGCTGGCCGACCTGCAGGCAGCGGACGAGACGTCCCGTCAGAACCTGATTTCGCAGGTCGCCGGCGGCATGAGCCTGACCAGCGGCGCCAGCCAGTCCGCGAGCGCGCTGCAGAACAACCTGCAGTCCGCGCAGGGGCGGATTCGTGCCGATGCCCTGGGCGACATCTTCGGCGGACTGGCTGACGTCTACACGCGCAGCCGTGAGTCTGCAGCAGACCGGCGCGGCTTCCGTGACGTCTACAACACCCTGTATCAGCCCGGGTTCGGCTACGGCGGTGCTCGATGAGCGCGATCGCTGAGCTTCCCGACGTGCTGGGCGCCATGACGGCGCCGGTCAGCCAGCCGTCTCTGGGTGACATCCTCCGCCTGCAGCATCTTTGCGCACAGCTGCCACAGGAAGAGCTGCCGGTGCAGCACGTGTTCCTGCCGGGGCAGTACCTGCGGAAGATGACCATGGCGGCCGGCACGCTCGTGGTGGGTAAGCGCCACCGCTTCCGCCACGCCCTCATCGTCTCCGGCCACGTCACCATCCGCACCGCGCAGGGCATGGTGGAGCTGCAGGGCATGCACATCATCGACTCGCCGGCCGGCATGAAGCGCGCGATCTACGCGCACGCGCCGAGCGAGCTGGTAACCGTCCACCTCACGGACGAAACCGATCTGGAGCGGATCGAGGCGCTGGTGATCATGCCCGACGACGAACCGCTGGAACTGGAGGCACAGCCATGACGTGGATCGCAACCGCAATCGTGCTCGTCGGTACCGCCACGCAGCAGTACACGCAACACAAGGCGGACAGCAAGCGGGACGAGAGCTTGGCGAAGCAGATTCGCACCCAAGCCGCCAACCAAGATCGGGCCGATGCGGCGGTAAACGAGCTTCTGACTCAGCGCGCAACGAACGACGGCGGCCGCGAGCGCGCTGGGATCGAACGGAGCTTCTTGGATCAGGCCCAGGCCGCACAGATGGCGGCCACCAACGGCCTGCGCCAGTCCGGCGCGGTTAGCGACTCCTACCGGACCGCGGCCAATGACGCCGCGCTCGGAATCAGCGACTACGGGCGCACTGCCGCCAACCTAATGTCTCGCATCGATGCCCCTCAGCAGATGCGCAGGCGCGAGGCGTTGCAGAGCGGCAACCTTGCGTCGCAGCTCGGTCTGATCGGCCGTCAGTCACAAAGCGACGACTTCTTGGGACGGCTGCAGCTTCAGTCCATCCAACCGAATCCTTGGCTCAACGCAGCTGGGCAGATAGCCCAGGGTATTGGACGTGGCATGGCCGGTCGTGGTGGTTCACAAGGCGGGGGGCGCTGACATGGCGACGAACGGATGGGCCGCACTGGGCGAGGCTTTCGCCGGCGGCGGGGATCGAAACGAACGGGCCTACCAGCAGGGGCAGGGGCGCGCCGCGCAGCTCGCATCGCTGCTGGCTGGCGCTCAGATCAAGCGCGACGAGGCCATGGCCCGCGAGCAGCTGCAGGAGAGCCTGACCGGCGCAGGCGTGGCGCCCGAGCAAGCAGGACTGCTGTCGACCGCGCTGCGCGGCGGCTTCAATCCGGCGCAGATCAGCGGCTACCAGGGCGACGTCCAAGAGCAGGGCTTCCGCGGCGATGCTGTGGCGCGCGCACTGGCCGGCGACTGGGGCGGCTCCAACGCCAACCTGATGGGCGTGGCCAACGGGCCGGTGGACCTTGCCTCCATTCAAGGGCAGAACCTCATCACGAACCGGCTGCTGCCAGGTGGGGGCGGGATCAGCACCACGGAGCAGGGCCGCGCCGGCATCGCCGCCGACGCTGCGCGCTCCGCCGCTGCCTACGCCAGCGCGGACAGCGCCCGCGCTTCTGCAGCGCGCACGCGGCAGGCCGCACAGCTCGATCTGGCTGGGGTGATGGGTGGCGGTTCCACGGCGGGCGGAAAAGCCCCCTCGGGCTATCGCTGGGATGCCAGCGGCAACCTGCAGGCGATCCCGGGCGGACCGGCTGACAAGCGCACAGCGGAAGGGGCAGCAGCTGGAAGCGACCTCAATCCGCGTCAGCGCACGGCAGTGCAGGGCGTGCAGCGCAACTTGCTGGAGTACGCATCGGCCATCACTGGCACGCCCATGGAGCAGCTGCGCGGCAAGACCGCAGAGCAGATCGCCCAGCACGTTGAGCAGAACGGCAAACGGACGATTCAGGGCGGTGCTGCCCGCATCCTCAGCCGCCTGCCGGGAGGCCAGGTCCTCGGCGACGTCAACAATGCCGACATTCTCAGCTACTCGCAGGGCGCAGGCGCCGCGTGGGCCGCGTTCGAGAACCCCACCGGCATGATCACCAACGCCGATCGCGAGACGTCCACGGCACAGATGCCCACCTACCTGGACCCGCCTGAGGTGCAGGCGCGCAAAATCCGCAGCTTCCTCGAACTGTCCGGCTATCAGCCGGCGGGTGCCAGCGCGGCGGACGCATTCCGCGGCGCACCGGCGGCGGCAACAGCGCGCACCGTGATCCGCTCCGGAACGTCGAATGGTCGCCGTGTAATTCAGTACAGCGACGGGAGCGTCGAATATGGCGATTGACCCTTCAACCATCGTCTGGGACGACGAGCTGCCGAGCCAACCTTCGGCGCGTCTCGCGGTGCGCCCCGATCCGAAAACGATCGTGTGGGACGATGTGCCGATCACAGACCTGCCGACTGTGCAGGCCGCGCCGCCGGACTTCTCTGGCGTTACCGCTACGGTGGACAGTACCGCCAGCGGCCGGCAGGCGGACGGCTGGAAGGCCGGCCCGCTGCGGGATGCCCTGTTCGGTGCCCGCTCTGTGCTGCAGGGTGCTGGTGGCCTGATCGGTGCCTTCGGTGGCGACGCGCTCGGCGCCCTGGAGACGAAGATCACCGGCCGCCCGGTCGCATCCTTCCGGGACAACGCCGCTCGCCTGGCTGACGTCCTCGGGTTGCCGCAGGCGCAGACGTCCGGTGACCGAGTGCTCGGCGACATCGGCGAGGCGCTGACCGGTACCGGCCTGACCCTCGGTGCAGGCGGTGCTCTGAATGCCGGCCGCGCTGTGGCACCAACGCTAACCACCGCCGCGCCTGCGCCGCAGGTGCTGCCGTCGCTCGCCGAGCAGGCAGGCACCTTCCTATCCGCCCAGCCGCTCCTGCAGGCGGTGAGCGCGGCAGGCGGCGCAGGCGCCAGCGGATTGGCGCGCGAATCCGGCGCAGGGGCTGGTGGACAGCTCGCCGCCGCACTGGCGGGTGGTCTGGGTCCGGGCATCATCCGCGCGGGCAGCGCTGCCGCGTTGCGGGGCTCAGTGCGTGGCCGATCTGGTGATCAGATGGCGAGCACGATCCGCGATTTCCATGCCCTCGGCACCACGCCGTCGGTCGGGCAAGCATCCGGCAGCACGAGCCTGCAAGGTGTAGAGAACCTGTTGGCCGGCGCGCCGACGAGCTCTGGGGTCATGTCGCGATTTGCCGACCGGCAGGGCACCGAGATCGCCCAGAACCTCGGTGCGCGCGCGCGCGCTCTTTCGCCCGATCCAAGCCGGCAGAATGCCGGCATGGCGATCGAGCAGGGCGTGGCCGCTTTCAAGGGGGACGTGCGCAGTCAGCGCAAAGCCCTGTATGACGCAGTAGACCGGGCCGTGCCTGCGGATACGCAGGTGCCGCTCGACAACACCCGGGCAGCACTGCAGCGGCTGACCGCGGTCGATCTGGATGCCCCAACCTCGTCCGCCTCCCTCATCCCGCAGCAGGTGACCGATCTGGCTGCCAATATCGCCTCCGATCTCGGCGGGGCCAACGGCAGCAACGCGCTCCCGTACAGGACATTCAAGGACCTGCGCTCGAGCCTGGGAGACGGCATCTTCGATTTCACGTTGACGCCAGACCGCGGAACCGCTCAGCTGCGGGAGGTGTACCGCGCCATGGGTGATGACATCGAGGCGGCGGTTAAAGCTCAGGGCGGGGAGGCGCCAGGCGCTCTTCTGCGGGCAAACGCCTACTACAAGCGTACGCAGGAAGAGCTGAAGCAGTTGGAGCGCGTGGTGAACAAAGCGGGTGGCCCGGAGAAGGTCTACAACGCAGTGATGGCCGGATCGTCGGAAGGTGGCACAACGGTGAAGCGTGTGATGGAGGCGCTGCCCGAGGACGGCAAGAAGTCCCTCACCGCTGCGGTGCTCAACCGGATGGGGCGCCCGACGCCGGGCCAGGCCGGACTGGACGCGGAGCAGTTTAGCCCAGGCACCTTCATGACCAACTGGAACCGGCTGTCCGACGAAGCGCGGCGGGAGTTGTTCGGCCACTACGGACCGGGCTTCGCCAAGGACATGGACCAGATCGCCAAGGTGGCCGACAACATCAAGAGCGGATCGCAGGTCTTCGCCAATCCAAGCGGCAGCGGTAGCCGGGCTGCGGCTTACACCTACGGGGCTGCGTTGGTGGCATCCCTTATGGATGTGACAGGCGGCACCACCGGGAAGCTGCTGGTGGGTGGCGCTGGGGCCAATGTGCTGGCTCGCGTGCTGACCAATCCAAGGGCCGTGAAGTGGCTGGCGCGAGCAACGGTCGCGCCGATTGGATCGGTAGCAGGGAGCCTAAATTCCCTGCGAAACATCGCCAGCAACACGAATGACCCAGAGCTGGCGAGTATTGCGGCGGACTTAGAAGAGGCCGAACGCCAAAGAGCCGATACAGGCAAGGACCCCTAGCAGCGCGATCACACCGCCGAAGGCGATCCAGCCGCCCCACCTGGACGCCTTCTCGGTCTTGCGCTCCCAGTCTTTCCGCTGGATCTCGCTCCATGCCTTGTCAGGGTGAAACGATCCGGTGTCTTTAAAGCGGTCGTCAGTCATTGCGGGTGCTCAATTCGTTGATTTTGGCGCGAAGGCTCTGTACGTCGCGATGGATGGCGTCCACTTTCTGCGCTATGAAGTAGCAGGACGCACAGGCATAACAGACGGCAAGGAGTAACAGCGTCCGCTCAGCGGATGGTCCAAAGCCTGGGAACATCTCGTGGAATGCCCATACGGCTGCCAGTGCAACTACTGCGAGTAGGGCGAGGCCGCAGTACTTCGCAGCCTTCCAGAACATTCCTGCGCCGGCTTGGGCTCTTTCCGACGGCTGGGATTTCTCGCCGTAGACACGCCGCTTCATCTCCGAATCCGCCTGCCGCTCGAGCCACGATTTTTCTGCCATGCCACCCTCCTTGATGGCCGGGATGGTATCACCGGCCAGCCGCCGCCCGCCTTGGGACGGAAAGGCCCGGTTGCCCGGGCCTGATTTCATTCCACGAAGGTGTTGTTTCGGGTAAAGAGAAGATGTTCATCTTGGTTCGATACCGCATGGCCCGACCATGAAATCACGTCGAAGCACAGTTCTCCGGGCAGGCGCAGCCCCGTCTTCCACGCGAAAGTGTGGCTCTGGCCAGCAGAATGACGACCTCTGAGTCCAGCGCCCGCGCTTGTGTACACCAGCCCATCGGACTTCCCGGACTTCACTACGTTCGAGATCTTGTCGAACTTGATCACGAAGCGATAGTTGTCTGAAAGAGCCAGAACGTACTCGTCAGTATTTGGAATCAGCTGCCCTTGATTGCTTCCCTCCAGGGACAAAATCAGATTTTCGTCGGCCAGAGCTACCACCAAGCCAAAGTTCCCATTCTTCCTGACCAGATTTCCTGGCTGGACGGCCTTGCCCTTCTCAACTACGAACGCTGTTACGGGAAACATCACCATCTCCTTGGTTGGAGCCCCGATTCTACCCTGAAGGGCGCCGAGGCTTGTCCGCACCGTCATACCGTCGGCCGCGTAGAGCGACCGGTGGTCATAGTCAGGCGGCGGCCGTCTCGAAGATAGGGCCCGAATCTACCGTTTGGCCTTGGGGATCAATCAACCAGACTTGATAGGCGGTGTGGTGGAGATAGGGATGCCCATCCATCTCGTTGAACACCGGGACTACGTCGCCTGCCAAAGTGAACCCGTGACGATGCTCTGAGACCCCCATGATGTGCCCCCAAAATTGCGGTGCGCCATCTTCATTGACCACAATCGTCCCTGATTCAGGGGTGTCACTGAATGCTGAATCGCAAGGATCCTTGATGCGCAGTTCCCATGCGTATCCGGGAGCCAAAGTGAGTCCGTAGCCGTTGTCCGCCTTGCCGATGCCGCCAGCCTGCGGGCCAGCGAGCGAAAGGATGTTCTTCCTTATTCCAGTAGGGACCACAAAGTCGCTGCGGAACCACCAGTTGGCCTTGGCAAAAAACAAACCCCCTTTGGGTACGTCCTCACCTTTAGATTTTACAAAAGCACCTATTGGAAAGCTCATTTTCACTTCCTTGGTTGTCAAGGCCGGAGTCTATAAGCAAAAGCTGCCCCAGTTTCTGAACCGCCTGCAGCCGGAACAGCGGAGTTACACAGCATTGACCGTAAACAGCGGCTCTTCATCAAGCGCGTTGCCGTCGCCGTCTACGATCCACATTCCCCACTTAGTGGCGTAGAACGACTTGTCTCTGAGGACGTCGTCTGCTTCGAGCCCATCCAGCTTGACGAAGAAGTTGCCACCGAATAAGCCAGCGATGGAAAGTCCACCCAGGCCCCACACCAGCGCTCCATGCGGCGGTGTCCCAGGGCCGGCGAGGTCACCGATCACCCTCGCCTCGAGCGTGATGGCCTTGGGGATCGCGATGCATTGACTGGGGTTATGGAGGTGTTGGTACTCGCCGGGGCGGTCTCCAGTCAGGGCGATGATGCCCTCGTACTTATTATGGTTCTCCTCAAGGTGGGTCCGAAGGAACCATTGCTTTCCAGAATTGAGGATTGTGCCCGGCAGAAGATCGTAGTCTTTCGCTAGAACGTAAGCGCTTGCCTTAGTTGCCATCACCATTTCCTTAGTAGTCCCGGCCAATCCGGGGCCTGCGGGCATCCTATCCGATCCATTGACCCGCCCGGAGGCGAGGATAGGGTTGTTCCATGAACGCATGTCCTCGCCGCGGCCCCCGCTTTTTGTGCAAACTCGACTCGGTCACCGGCCCGATATGGGGGCGGCTCAAGCGAGCGGCCTCCCGTGGCGATTTTCGTCAGATCAAGAAGCAGCGTCGGGCACTTGAAGCTGCAGGCCGTAAACAAAGTCGCAGCCATCAGCCCCATGGGCAGGCTGCAGATGTTCCCGCTTCAAGGGGATAGTCACGCCCGGGAATTCGTTGGCGGCATCCTCGTGCCATTCCCAGACGAGATGCGGCTGGCCCTCGATCATCACCATGTCGCACGTTGCAATCTCGTCTCCGAATCGCACTGCGACGGTCCAAACGTCCTTCTGTTCCATTCCCTGTCTCCGGTAGCGGTTGCGTTGGTTGGCACCGCCAATCCTACCGGTCGGCGGGGATTCACCCATTGATCGCCGCCCCCCGGAAGGCAACGTATCGGCATCCAGCCGAGGTGTGCCATGTCCCAACTTCCCTTGCCCCTGACCCCGTCCCAGGCCCTGCGGTCTGTGATCATCCCGGCCCTCGCCGAGCTGGGGGCCAAGTACGACTCTCCGCGCTCGCGCGTGCTGCTCCTGGCAATCGCCGGGCAGGAATCGGGACTGAAGTACCGCCGCCAGCAGCCCGGCCCAGCTCGGGGCCTGTGGCAGTTTGAGCAAGGCGGTGGCGTGAGAGGGGTGCTGCGGCACAACGCCAGCGCCGAAGACGCCACGCGGCTGTGCCTGGCCCATGGGGTGATGCCCACACAGGCCGCGCTGTATGCCGCGCTCGAGCACGACGACATTCTGGCCGCCGGCATCGCCCGGCTGCTGCTGTGGACCTTGCCGAAGGCGCTACCGGCGATCGGAGATGAAGACGGCGCCTGGTCGCAGTACATAGACGCCTGGCGCCCGGGTAAGCCACACCGCGACCGCTGGGCGGCGAACTACCGCGCTGCCGTTTCGGCGGTGTCGTGATGGAAGAGACGACCGCACCCTGGTGGCTCGCCGGTGGCGCCGCCGCCCTGTGGATCGCGCGCGAGTTCATCGGCGCCGTGCTGAGCCGCAAGCAGGACAAGGCGGAATCCGACGGCAGTGTCGCGCTGATCGCCGGTCTCACTGCTCGCGTGGAAGGCCTCGAGGCGAGCCAGATCAAGCTGGGCCAGCAGCTGGCCGACGAGATGAAGCTGCGCATGGCTGCCCAAGAGGAGGCGCACCGTCTACGGCTGCGCGTCCTATCGCTGGAAGCATCGCTCCGCGGGTTGGGAGCAGTAATTCCCCCGGAGGTGGCTGGATGAATCGCGCCCTGATCGCTGTGTTGGCCCTCGTGGTCTGGTCGGCTGCCATGTTCGGTGCCGGCTGGGCATGGCGCGGTGATCGTGCTGACGGCGGCGAAGCCCGGCAGCAGGCCAGCACCAGCGCCGCGGTGGTCGAGCAGGTCAACCAGACGCGCGCCACAGAACACACCCAGGCCGACAAACTGGCCGCCATTGGAGCGAAGCATGAGGAAGACCGCACCGCGGCCCAGGCCGTCCCTGCTGCTGTTGTTGCTGGTGTGCGCGATGGCTCTCTCCAGCTGCGCGACGACCTCGCAACCTGCGAGACCAGCCGCCTGTCCGAGGCCGTCGCCGGCTCCATCGAACGTGATGCGCACGCCCAACTACGAGCAGAGGTCGCGGCAGCTCTTGTTCAAATCGGCCGAGACGCCGACGACCATGTCCGCGCCTGCCAAGCCGTAGTCACCGAGTACCAGGGAGCCGCGCAGCCGTGAGCAAGGTCAAGCTGCAGGACTCGCTCGGCCGCGTGGTCCAGATCAACGGGGACGCCACCGATGGCGCGACCGTCGGCAAGAACCTGTTCGGGCCAGATGGCCGGGTGCTCACGATGGCTGATCTCGGCGGGGGCGGCCAGGCTGGCCGCATGCCGTGGGACACGATCGACAACGTGCCTCGTACCCTGCAGGCCCTCAGCCTGCTGACCGGTTTCGGATACCCCGTGCACATCGGTAACGGCGAGTGGCGGCAGCGCACCTTCCAGGCCGGCGGCGGCATCAAGGTGATCAACGGCAACGGTCGGGACGGCGATACGTCGTTCCAGCTAGAACAGGTGGTCGACCTCGGCGACGGCCAGGCGCTGGTCAAGGTCACGATCGACCAGTACGGGCGCACGGTGGCGACGGCAACGGCGGACACCGACGACCTGGCCGAGGGCAGCAGCAACCGCTACTTCACCGACGCCCGGGCGGACGCGCGCGCAGAGGCACGGATCGCTGCGCAGAAGGGGGCGGTCAGCGGCATCGCGCCGCTCGACGCCGGCAGCAAGATTCCGACGCAGTACCTGCCGGCGCTGGCGATCACCTCGACCTTCGTCGTCAACAGCCAAGCCGCGCAGCTGGCGTTGGTCGCGCAGGAAGGCGACGTAGCGGTCCGCACTGACCAGAGCCGGAACTACATCCACAACGGCGGCACAGCCGACACGATGGCCGACTGGACGCAGCTCCTGGCGCCAGCACCGCCGGTGCAGAGCGTCAACGGGCAGACCGGCAACGTCACCCTGGACGCCGCCGATGTTGGTGCTGTGCAAACCGTGGTGGGTGAGCAGGGAGACGTGACCGCCACCCAGATTGCCGACGCCTTGGGCCTGGGCACAGCCGCCACCGCTGACGCCTCCCAGTTTGTGGCGCTCGCCGCGCTGGCCACCCTCCCGAATGCCGTCGATGACGCCGCTGCCGCCACAGCGGGTGTCGCCGTCGGTGCCATGTACCGCAATGGCTCCGCCCTCTGCGTCCGCATCAGCTGAGAGAACAACATGCCTACTCAATTTCCCGAAGCGCTCGATACCTTCGATAACCCCCGTCCGGACAGCAGCCAGGCGGCGGCGCGCACGCATTCCCAGCAGCACGGCGATGCCAACGACTCGATCGAGGCAGTACAGCGAAAAGTCGGCGTCGATGGATCGGCTGATCCAGCCTCGCTGGACTTCAAGGTGCGCGACCTTGAGGGCGTGACCGCAGACCTCGATACCGCCGCGTATCAGCCGGCCAGTGCGTTTGCCACCTCCACGCAGGGCGGCAAGGCGGACAGCGCTGTGCAGCCCGCTGAGCTCGGCGCTGTCACCGGTGGCCTGCAGACGCAAATCGATACGCTGGTGGAAGGGCAGCAGACCAGTGCTATCTACGCGGACACCCTCACCGACCTGCAGGCGGTAACCGGCACCTACGTGGGTCAGGGCGCATTCGTGACCAATGGTGCTGGTGCCGGGCAGTACCGCTGGAGCGGTTCGGCCTGGCAGTTTCTGCGAGCAGACATGCTCGCGGCCAAGCTCGACGCGATGGCCGCGAACCCGCGAACGATCGACTTCCTGCACCGGAACGGCTTCGTTGCTGGCCAGGTATACGGCCCATTCGGCCCTGACCTGACGACGCCTGCCAACTTGCCCTTCGCGGTGAACAACGGCCAGCTGGTGGTCACGCCGTCTGGCACCAGCACCTTCCTGCGCTGCTTTGGCACGGGCCAGCGTCGCTACCCCGATACCAGCGTGTTGATCTCGACGGAGGTCCAGATGGACGCCATGGCTGGTGGGACATATGGCCCGCTGGTTGGCTTCGGTGACACCCAATCATCGTTCCGAGGCGTCTGGTACAACAACGCCGGCGCCCTGTCGCTGATCGATTCCGCTGGCGCCGTCGTCGGCGGCCAGACCGTCTCCGACCCCGGCATGGCTTTCGTCGCCGGCCAGACAGCGCGCCTGGAGATCGGCATCCGCCCCGACGGTACCGGCTGGGCAATCGCCACGCACCCGAGCGGCGCCATTCTCCGGCTCAACCTGAGCGGCATGCCTGTCGGCGCGATCTGGTCCGTGTGGCGCAGGACCGCAGCTGGCGACACCGGGAAAATCTCTTCCTTCTATGTCCAGCACGTGCGTGCCGAGGACCCCAACGAGGTCGTGACAGCAGTGAATCGAGCAGGCAGTGCTTTCGCGGTCGGTTTCCGTGCCGCCAACATCGATGGTCTCTACGCGGCGGCCAACGGCGCGATGTCCACCCAACGTTGGGGGGTCGACTCGGGTAAGCTCCGGATGACGCTCAGCGCCACCGGCATCTACCTGGCCAAGGTCGGAATCGTGCGGCAGCCGTTGGGAGCGATGGAGTACGAGGCGATCGCCACGGTGACCAATGGTGCCGGCGGTGCGCTCATTGCCATCGGCGATGATTCGTCGACCCGCCTGGTGTTCGCCTACCTGTCCAACGGCTTCGTGGGCGCGCTCAACAGCGCAAATGCGGCTGTCGCCGGCGGCGTGCAGGCCGCCATGGCATTCAATGTCGGTGAGCAGGTGCGCCTGCGCGTGGTCGCGCGCGCAGACAACACCGGGACCGTGACGGCCATTTCGCCGACCGGCCAGGAGTCGACGGTATCGGTTGCCAACATCCCGCTGGGTACCGTGTGGGCGGCGCAGCGCAACGCCGGCACGGTCGAGGTGGAGCGGATCAGCGCTGTGCCGATGGCGGGCTCCCTGAGCGGCCTGGAATCGAAAATGGCCGCGCAGGACCTGACCAGCAACGACCCGCAGACGTTCCGCGTGCTGCCCGATGCGTATCCCGGCCGTCCCGTGCCGGGGATCACCGGCACCGGCCTTGACGTCATCCCCTCCGGAGGCATGAAGGGATTCTTCGCCAACGGCGACGACGGCCGCCTGCGTGAGGGCGACGGCAGCCCGTTTGCGGGGGCAATCCACGTGACCGACCCGCAGCACAGCCGGATCGTGATGACCATCCCGTGCGGGTACACCGGCGCAAGCCTGCAGGGCGTGGCCTGCGACACGCTGGCCGCGAGCAGCACCGTCTGGGCGGCCTGCTCGGAGAACGGAACGATCCGCAACTACGCGCTCTACGGTGCGCAGGCGCGGCAGGAGATCGTGGCCGATCGTATCGTGATGGCCGACCTCGGACTGCCGGGGTTCTTCCCCAACGCACTGGCGTTCGATCCGGTTCGCGGCACCGGCCGCGGCGCGCTGTGGGTGGGCAGCAGCTCAGGCACGACGGTCTACTGCATCGACGCCAATCCCGCTGCAGTGACGCGAATCCTGGCGACGATCACCTTGGCCAACAACGCCGACCACTTCCAGCTCATCGATGGCCGGCTGTTCTATCAGTACGGTGTGAATGGCGTCCGCGCGAACATCCGCGTCTATGACCTGGTGACGGGTGTCGAGTCGCCGAAATGGGGGCCGCTGAACGACGCACTGGCGCCGGAAGGCTTCCACTACGACAAGGTGTCCAAGACGCTGTTCCTGCTCTGCGATCCCGGCTTCCACGACGGAGTGTCCGGCATCAAGTTCAACGTCGTGATGCAGTACAAGGTCTCTCCGCCGTAAGCGTTCGATGCGGGGAGGCGTTATCTGCTGCGGCCGGCCGGGTTACTCGACCGGCTGCAGCAGGTGCTCGCGGTTGTTGCGCGGCGTGTTGACCGCACGGGTCACACGGTAGGCCTCCATCGCCGGCGGCTCGCTGGCCAGCAACATCGCCATCGCGTCGTCGGGCTCGGCCGCCATCCACTCATCGGCCTGGCCGGCCGTCAGCCACACCGGCATACGGTCGTGAATGTCGGCCGACACGCCGCTGCTGTCGCCAGTGATCACGGTGAAGGTGCCCAGGTTGTCCGGGTCCAGCAAGGGGCTGGTGTCTTCCCACAGCCCAGCGGCCAGCAGCGGCCCGGTCGCGTGAATGAACCACGGGTCCTTCTTGCCATCCTCGGCGTTCTCGGACCACTCGTAGTACCCGGCCATGGGGATCAGACACCGGCGCTTCTTGAACGCCGACCGGAATGCCGGCTTGGTCGCCACGGTCTCGATGCGCGCATTGATCGTCGAGCCCTGCAGCTTCTTCGCCTTGGCCCAGAAGGGCAGCAGGCCCCAGGACAGGCGGGTCATCTGTAGGCCGGTACCCCGATCGAGGATCACGGAAGCGCGCTGGGTCGGCGCGAGGTTGTAGCTCTCCGGGATCGACATCAGGTCGCCGACCAGCTGGGGGAACCCCAGGGTGTCAGCGTTTCGGATTGGGGTCTGGACGAATCGGCCGCACATGGCGAAACCATACTCCCCGCGATGGGCTCTCACCTTCGCATCGCCTTGACCCGGGGCGGACTGCCTGGAGGACTGGTATGTTCTCGCTTGGCAGAGGATCAACCGAATGACTGAGCGAGTCGTGAATTACCCCGCGGACGGGGACATCAGGGTGAAGTGGAGCCACTTTCAGGTGGCTATGGTCGTTGTGCCTACCGTAGCCATCTGGGCGATGTTCTTCCTTTGGCCAGGCGCTACCGAACCCCACCTGTTAAAGACCGTTCTCTCCATTTCTGGACTGAATGTGGACATCATCGGTGTGGTAGTCGCCTCGCTCAAGGCGCCATATTTCGGCTCCTTCTTCGACGGAGGCAAAATTGAGTTCAAGAGGGAGGCTGCTGACAGGAAGGCGTTTCAGGTCGGCATGGTTCTCGTGGGCATAGGATTTTTCCTTCAGGCGATCGCAGTGCTTGTTTGAGGCATTGCCCTGGGTCGACTGACCAACGATTGAGCTGCATCCCTTGTCCCTACACAGAAAACCCCGATACCGTTAGAAGGTCCGCACGGGCAATCTATTCTCGCCGGACCCGGGAGCCGTAGGCAGCTCAGCCCGGGTGCTGGGGCGCCTGAGCAGCGCCACGCCGGCACCGTCGCAACCACTGAGACGGCCGGGCGTATCCTGCGGCCATGGATACCCCTAACAAGCCCGAACCGTCCGATCGCCCGGACCCCACGAAGCTGAGGCCGGACCACAGCCACCTGTTGATGCGGGACACCCGCACCCCTGAGGAACAGCAGGCCGCCTCGCTGAAGGAGTCGGCCAGGCGCAAGGGCGGGGGGCGTTCGAAGTGGTGGGAGAAGTCTGGCGAATAGCCAGATGGTCCCGTGCTGGTCCCCGCTATCGGCTAAGATGTTGATCCCATTGAGCGAGTAATCCCCCTCCTAAGGGGAAGGTCGCCCGTTCGAATCGGGCCGGGGTCACCAATCACAGTCGTGGCGTATCCGCGCCACAGCTCATCGCCGCTGCGGAGCTACCGGGTCCCGGCCCCTTCAGGTGAGCAAGGGTGTGATCGGATCAGCGCTTCGGTCATGGGCGCGCCCCCTGATCCCAATGATCATTCCCGGCGCTGCGTTTCCAATGCCTCGCTCACACTCTTGGCAGCAAACGCCTTGTATTCCTCCGAGAATGCCGTCAGCTGCTCCAATCCGGCCGGTATGCCGACCATGCCTGGCCGCTGGGCGTACGCCTTCATGAAGGCGCAGTCATCCGGAAGCATTGACGAAAGCAGTTCGCTGTCGGCGATGCTTGGACTCCACATCGTGCCGTTCGCGGCCATCGGAAGGATGAACGTCATCTCCCCTGTGTAACCACCGAAACTGTTCTTTGAGTTCACGGTCCCACAGGCAACCTCTCCGTCGAACATCGGGAAGACGTCTGTGACGACGATCTTGGCGGAGTCGGGGTCCTTGAGGTGCTCCTTGAGCCCAGCTTCCACCCGTGCGATCTGCTTCTCGTGATCCGACGGGCCGCACCCCGCAACCGTCAACACCATCGCGGTCAGCAGTGCGCACTTCTTCATACCCATTCCTCCTTGAATTAGGGAGCGAATGGTAGCTGAGCAAATGGTGCATTTACAGGGCTGGGTGCGCCGGGCACGGCCTTTCGGCCACTAAGCTCACACGTTCCCCGGCTGCTCATAATCCTCAGGCGTCGCCCCATGCTCCGCCTCCGGCATGTCCTTGTCCTTCCACCGGGCGTCATCGTTCCTCAACTTGTCCGGCGTGTGGCTCTTCTGCTGGTCGTCTTCTTTCGTGGCCGGTGCTCGCGGTGTCGTGTTCAT